ATATTACCTACTCCAGATCTTAGAGCACTTATACCAGATGATATTGCTGCTCCCGCATTTTTAAATGCTGCAGTTACTGCATCCCAATTCTTTATAAGTAATATTATGCCTGCTATTACAGCTGCTATAACTACTGCTATACCAGTAAATGGATTTGTAGCCATAGCTAATGTAAGTGCAGCAAAACCTGCTCTTAATCCCGCAATTAATGGTCCAAGTGTGGTAAATGCTACAACTATTGAATTAAATGCTGCTGCAAGCAATCCTATAGTTGCTATAGCTCCACCTATTGCTAATCCCCATGCTACGAATGCTTTAACACTCTCTTGCTGTGCTGGAGATAGACTTTCCCATATCTTAACTAATTTATCTAATTCTGGAAGTAACTTAGCACCAATTGAATCCTTAATATCTCCAACAATCTTATTAAACTTTGTCCATGGATCAATATTATCAAGAGCATCTTTCTGCTTTTGCTTAACAATATCTAGAACAAATGTTAATCTTTCTGCTGTTGTTTTAAGGCTATTAAATTGTTTTTCTTGTTCTGATGTTAAGTCAATACCTAACTTCTGAACTTCTTGTGCTGACAGCTTCCCGTCTTTTAAGGCTTTTGCCCAAATACTAATAACTTCTTCTAATGGTTTTCCAGTCAGGAGGGCTAATGTTGCAGAAGCCTCTACTACTGTTGGAACAAATTTATCAAAGTTAGATGAGAAAGAGCTCTTAAGCTGAACAAAATATTTTGCCACTGCACCATCATCAATATAGAATTTATTTGATATCTCGTTAACCTTTTTAACGATTCCATCAATATCTTTACCATAAAGATCGGCAAGTGATTTAAATGCCTTCTCATCTTCTATAGCTCCTTGGATTGCACTCTTAAAGAAGTTAATTCCAAGTTGTGCTCCAAATAATGCTGTTAGTCCTGAGAAAGCAGAACCAATTTTGCTTATAGATGCACCAAGAGTTCCTAATTGTGTATTAGTTTCTTTAACTCCAGCTACCAGGTTTTTGGTATTTGCTAAAATATCAACCGTAATCTGATTAGACATTTTTTCTCCTATAAGCTCTGCTTAATGCAAAATATTCTTGTTGTGTTAACTCCCAGAATTGTGTTGGCGTATATCCTGATATTGCACAGAAATCCGCCATCAAGTCTAAGAGTTCTTGGCTTTTGGGGCCTGCTTATCCTCTGCGATTTGCTGCATTTCATCAATGCTCATATTCTGAACCTGATCAAATGTTAAATCTGGATTACTCTTCTTACCTATAACATAAGCAATTGCTGTAGTTAGCTTTACCTTTGGGCTATCTTGCCAAAGATCCATTGGCACTCCCGCCAATTCTTCTACTTCTGCTAACTCTTTCATTGTTAATTTACTTACGTCCATTATGCCTCCTAGTTTTCTATGTATTTTCTTTTTAAAGATTCTAAATTAGCATCATACTGTTCAATTGTATATTTGATATTGTTATAAGCTGCTCTACGCAGATATGGCTCAGCTTCTATATTTCTAGCTGGCCAACCATATTCAATTACACCTGCATATGGAACTCTTGTTCCACCCGCCTTAATTTGAACTTTTTCCTTAGCTCTATTACCTTTGATGCTTCTAGCTAAGTCTCCTGATTTTTTAGGAGAGATGGACACGGCATCTTGAGCAACTTTAGCAGATATCTTAGAATTAGCTTCTTTCATATCATCAACTGCTCCCGCATATTGATTTAAACTTCTTACGACTTCTCGTAATCCATTTATCTTAATAATTGTTTGTGCCATGTCCCCTCCCTAAATTAAGCAGTTACTCTTGTTGGCTTTCCATCAAGAATAAATGTAATATCGTAAACGAAATATTCTCCTGCAGCTCCACCGATTGTTGGTAGTGTTTCTGCATAGCCAGTCGCTGTGAAGTGTGGTTGTGATGTAGTAGCTACTTCATTTCCATGTGGTGCGTATGTAATTGATACAGTCTTGCCTGGGTTATCCCACAAATATGTGTGGAATGAACTTGCAGCAAAATCCTGGAATCCAATTACCTGTGCACGGAAATTAAGGCTATCTTCATAGTCACCAAATCCAAGCTCACCGACTTCAGAGGTCATGTTTACGTTTGATACACCACCTGAATATTCAGTGCTATCTACTTCAAATATGATGGTTTTTCCTCTTAAACGTGACATTAGTTTCCTCCCATGTCTATTGATATGTATAAAAATGTAGTTAAATAATTTGCATTATTAACTTCTGTTATGAATGGTTTGTCTACACTCAATGTAGCACAATCAGTATGTTCCCAAACTGTTGGTAACAAAGAATCAAGATGTGTATCTAATTCTATTGTTTCTTTTTCATTAGCTCCAAATGGAACCATGACTCTTACCTTCCAATTTGTTTGATAGATAACTCCATATGCATCTTCTGTAGTCTTGATAAAAGAAATATCAGGCTCAATAATTGCACATGGAACATTAGGTCTTTCTGGGCTATAGGTATAAACAGTTGAAATACCGCCTAGAATTATTGCAGACTTAATTGTTTCTCTAACTTCTTGGATCATCCGAACCTCTTCATATATCTGTTTAGAAGTGGATATACACCAATGAGTGGATCTCTTGCTATTCTGATAGGATTTCCATCATATGTAGCGTATTGAGATATACCCATTGGTGCATTCCTACGATGATATAGTTCAGATCCCGCTTCCATGTATGCACGTCTTAAGACTTGTGGTGGTATAACAGTTGACTGTATATAAGACGCAATCAAATCTCTTGCAATGTTCCAGCATTCCTGGACATAGGCATCATCATTATCAGATGCCCCAACATAATTTTTAAGATCTTCCCAATTCATCTTTAACTCCTATTAATCGTTTGGATTTGCAACCTTAACCATAGCCTTTGGATCAGTTGCAGCAATTGCAAGGTATCCAAATACTGAGAAGTCGGTTGTAAGATTTGTAACATCTTCACGAGACAAGCGAAGTGGAGCTCCAGCTGATTCGTATGTTGTTACTGCAGTTGAGTTACCAATGAATAGTGAACCTGCTGCTAATGATGGATCTACAACGATTGGTAGACCAAATAATGTGCCAGTTAAACCAACTGGGTTGATTGAACCGTATGTATTGTCAACTGCTCCAACGTTTGAAAGAATTGGACGACCTGTTGCATCAACAGTCTTAGCAAGTGACTTAAATACGTCAGCTGAGCAAAGGATATATTCCAAAGCCTTGCCTGTATCTCCATTAACCTTAACTGCTGAATCAGCAAGTGCTTCAAGGATTGCATCTGCATCCCAAGCTGCAACTGATGATGTGTTAAAGCCAGAAGCTGCTGTCATAAGTGTCTTAGCTGCTGTATTTGTTACATATGCATACTTTGCAGCCATTGCACGGAATGCTGCATCTACATATGCTACTGATGAACGCTCAATAAGTTGGCGTGACATTGATGTGTAACCACCGTATGTCTTAACTGGTGCTGTCTGAGATGAAAGTTCAATTGAACCATATGAGAGTGTGTCACCTTCAGCTGCTTGTTCAGCGATTGACATATTGTTTGTTACATATAGTGGGTATTCAATAACATTTCCTGTTGAAGGAAGTGCTGCTGAAGAAAGAGTTGCGAAAGTTGGACGACCAGCGTTGATAACACGAAGAACATCTGATACCCAAGTGTTGATCATTAATGAATCACCTGTGGTTGCTCCTGTGTAGTCACGAGTTAATGCAATTGCATTCTCATCGTTCTTTGCTACTCCCTTAATAAATTCTCCGTATGAACGGAATTGTGGTACTACGAGTTTGGAATTCTTTTCTGTTGTAATAACATCCAGACGACGCTCCAACTCATTTGCATGATTACGAACTTCTTCAATTGCTGAAGTGTAATCAGGTGTTGTGTTTTCCATGGATTTCTCCTCCTGATTTGTTTCTTCTTCTCTTACTGCAAGGACTGCAGCGTTGTCGTATGCTGGGAAAGGAACTAAAGATACTTCCTTTAAATCTACCTTAGTACGAATTGTTGTGTTGCCTTCTGTTCTGTTTTCTTTTGGAATAAAACCAACAGAGAAAGAACGAATAGCTCCGTCTTTTACTAGTGCAAGTGTTTCATTGCCTAGGTTTGTTTCTGAAATCTTAGCTCTAATTAATAAGCCTTGATCAGAATCTTGCATTTCCGTAACTACACCAATAATCTCGTTGTGATCACGGAATAATTTAACATGTTGGGTTGTATCTACAGCACCTTTTTGAAAACGCTCTAGTCTTCCCCCTCCCATGTCATATGTTTCATTGTATGGAACAGCTATACCTTCAACAGTGCGTTGTTCAGTATCAGTTGCTCTAATTTCAAATGAACGCTTTATCATTTCCATATTTTTACTCCATTTATGCTGGTTGTTAATTTGTTGCGTTAGGATTCATTGATGGTTGTGGATTAGGTTGAGCTAATACATCTGCTGGAAGCGGTTGCATACCTTCTAATTCACGAACTTCATCAACTGTCATAAATCGCTTATCAAGTGCCAGTCCATAAGCCTGGAATCTTATCAACTGATTTGGACGTAGGAACTCA